ATTTCAGATTTTTGCTTAGCCTTTTTGGCTATGTATAAACAACTCTACTCTGGTTCTATTATATTACATTTTACTGAAAAATTTAACGAAATATTCGACTTTGTATTTTCTACAGTCGACCAGACTAGATTATCTGCTCAATCAGGCATTAAACCTTTTGTCACATTTTGCAGAAATATCATGAATAACTTTAGTGAAATCCGGGAGTCAGAAATGGCTAAGAAATGCACTAAAATGTATCTCTATATATTATCATCCACTATAGGTGATAACTATGGTTTTACATATTCCGAGCAAGGATATTCCACTTTGGTGGAAGAGAACATGCGTCGTAAATACGACCCAAATACCTTTTCTTTTTATCATTTTTTAATTGATACTACATTATTTGTATTAGAGAGAGGTATACAAGTTTTCGATACCAAAAATTGGAAAAACTTTTTCCATTCATCAGATACCTATGGAGATTTTTATGACGACTATATGTATATTAAAAATAATGCTCTGTATTTACCCAATCCAGAAGCAGGCGATTTAATCATCTCCGATTACTTGAAAAAGTGTGACGATACTATAGCAGTAGGCAAAATTATCATCAGACAATTAACTAGTAATAAGGCTACGTCTCAAGCCCTGTCTATAACGCGCATGGTTACTGAAATCGAATCAATTCAGACTAGATATTTAGTTACTGATGCTGCGAGGGCTCAGCGTGACTCACCCTTTAGTATCCTGATTTATGGAACACCTGGTATTGGTAAATCCACAATTACCACTCGATGTTTTAGCGTTCTAGCAAAAGCATTGGATCTTGAGGACTCCACCGACCTCATTTATACCAGGTCCCCTGGTGAGAAACATTGGAATAATTTCCGATCTTCTTGCTGGGGTTTACTCTTTGACGATATAGCATGGAAAAATCCTAATATAGCCAAAACAGGTGATGAGTCCGTAATGGATTTGTTACAGGTTATCAATAGTGTTAGTTTCATGCCTGAACAAGCGTCAATAGAGGACAAGGGGGCTACACCCCTTCTATCAAAAGTGGTTATAGGGACCACTAATTGTAAAGATTTAAATGTAGGACTTTATTTTGGAACACCGTGCGCAGCACTGCGTCGATTTCCATATATTGTAACAGTTACCGTTAACCCTAAATATAGGTGTAATGGTTCCTCTATGTTAGATCCACACAAAATGATGGAATATTACAACGCTGAAGGCGAACAAGCGGATGCGTGGCTTTTCCTAGTGGAGAAGATAGTAGTTAGTGGCAATAAATATTCTTATGAAACTATTCTCGAGAATGCTACTGAACACGTCTTTTACCCTTGGTTAGCTCGTGCCGCTCTCGACCACCGCAAACATGCGGTTCACATGAAAAATGTGAATAGACAAAGTCGAAAGGTGTGCGAACACTATGTCTTCAATTGTAGTATATGTGGTGATAAAGGTTATCATATCGCATCTCTCTTTGAAAAATCCTCACAATGTGATGATACAGATGAGAAAGAGCAATTAGAGTCCATTCAACCACAGAGTGGACGTGTAGCCAATTTCAGATCACTTAGATTAATCACTAATTATATCCAGTTTATTTGGGATTTATTTTATATACATCTCATAGCATTTGGATTGTGGTTAAGTGCTAGCAAACGTTCGTATTTTCGAAACGATGCTCGCACATTCTTTTGTGATGCTGTCAAGGATATCGTTAATGATTCCTCAACCTCAACCTGGGCACTCTGTAAGCAACAGGGTACCAATATTCGGATGAGAACTAAGGAGTATTACCGTAGGATATCCAAACGTGAACTTATGGAAATGGGTACTACTATGCGTGAAAGTTTTTATAGTAACAAAACTGTAATAGCTGCATTAGTAACATCACTTGCTGCTTATGGAGCAATGATGAAACTCAGAGACAAATCTATCGTACCCCAAGGTGCAGTAGGTTCATCACCCGTACCACGCGAACACGAGCGTGAGAATGTTTACTACAATAGCGGTTTTAAAACTGTGCCCCTACCACAGTCGATAAATCCACGACTACAAGATACTTTTAATCAAGCGATTAACACCGTTTCAAAAGGCGTCTTCAACCTTAAAATTTACGACTCATTTTATTCAAATAGTTACTCCACTGTGAGCTTAATAAGCTTAGGTGCGAATGATTATCTGACTGTTGCTCACGCATTATTGGGTGTTCATAAAGGTCCATTAAAATGTGCCTTAATTGTATCCCATGTGAAGCAAGGAGTGAATCGTAATATCGAACTTTTCCAGTTAACCTCCTCCGATATTTATTTTTCCAGTGATTGTGATTTATGTGTTATACGTTTATTAGATACTCCGCCTAGGTTTTATTTAAATAATCTGTTTTCATACGTAGATCCACAGGAAATGAATCATCCTGGTGCTGTTATTACCCGAGACACCAATGGTATTCTACATCAGCACACCATACTCAAAATTGGACCAGGTAAGAAGGAGGATTACGATTATGCTCATCCAATACACAAGGACGTTAAGGCTAATTACGTGTTGAGTGAGCAACCATCATATTTTCTAAGTGAAAATTCTTTCTCTGGAATGTGTGGTGGTTTAGTGTGTGTTCGCACACGACAAAACGGCATTACCGTGGTGGGTATACATGTCGCTGGTCTTGATAAGCGGGGTCGTTGTTTTATGATTCCGCGAGATTTTATTAATGACGCACGAAATGGTTTGAACCATGTTCAACCTGCGCCATGTGATAAGATCGAATTATCTGTCCCTTCCAGGGAAGTTACTTTGAATTCGGAACTTCATAAAAAAGATCCGATCAATTATATTGAATCTGGAATAGGGGCAGCCTATGGGCGAATAGAAGGCTTCCGTTCATCACCCAAATCTATGGTAACGGAAACTATGATTTCATCTCAAGTTGGTAGAACCATGAATTTATTCACGGACTGTACCGCACCTGATATGCGATCTCCTCGCCCCAAGCATATTGCTCTTAATGATTTGTTCAATCCCGTTAGTATGTCAACGGATATTTTGAAAAACTGTTCAGATCACTTCATCAAGGATATCATATCCGGTTTGAAGAAAGAGGATTATAAAATGCTGCACCCATATGATATGGCGACCACTATTAATGGTGCAGCTGGCGTTGCCTTTGTCGATTCGATGAATTTCTCTACTTCTATGGGTTTCCCATATAACTGTAGTAAGAGGGATTGGTTGATCGATGTTCCTGGCGACGCTTTAATGCCTGATGCGAAAACTTTTAAACCAGAAATATTGCAACAGGTTGAAGAATTACGTGACCTCTATTCCCAAGGGAAGAGGGGTTCCATAATTTTTAAAGCCCATCTGAAAGATGAGGCTGTGTCTGCTAAGAAAGCTAGAATTGGTAAAACTCGTGTTTTCACGGGTGCTCCTATAGCTTATTCCATCTTGGTTAGACAATACTTTCTCCCATTTGTGCGTTTGATACAGAACAATCCATTTCTGTTCGAATGCGCTGTTGGCACCAATGCGATGTCAACACAGTGGGGGAAAATTTGTAATTATATCACTAGATTCGGCACCAAACGCTTAGTTGCTGGCGATTTTAGAGCTTTCGATAAAAGGATGTCATCAAAAATGATACTCTTCTGCTTTAGAATTTTCATCAAAATTGCGGAATATGCCTATGAGCACAGAGAGGTTCTTAAACTCGATCATTGGTACACACCAACCGATATTAGAGTGATGTGGGGCATTGCAACTGATACTGCTTTTCCCCTCATAGACTTCTTTGGATCTCTTATACAATTTAATGGTGGTAATCCTTCCGGTCATCCTTTAACGGTGATCGTGAATTGTTTCGCCAATTCTTTGTACATGAGATACGCTTTTCACACCGCGGCTGTTGCCCATAATATGGATGTTTCTCAATTTAAGAAATTTGTGAACTTACTCACATACGGTGATGATAATACAATGGGCATTAGTCCGAAAATCGACTGGTTTGATCATACAGTAATACAACGCGAATTAGCGAAAATATCTGTTGAATATACCATGCCCGACAAAGTCTCGGAGAGCAGACCTTTTATGCATTTAGAAGAAATAGACTTCCTCAAAAGAAAGTTTGTTTACGATGAAGAATTAGATTTTATGAGAGCTCCACTTGACGAAAAATCAATAGCTAAAATGCTGAATGTGCATGTCACATCTAAGAATGTTACAGAAGAAGAACAAACTGTTGACATTATAAGAAGTGCTAATCGTGAATACTGGTTTCACGGTAAAGAAACATTTGAAGTTCGGCATAAACAACTACAAGAGATTATTGATACAAACGATAAACTCAAACATTTCTTTCAAGATGAAGGAAAGCACCTCCCAGGGTTTAGAGAAATCAAAATAACCATTGATAAATTTAGACCTGCTGTCTCGTGTGAATCCAATGAGACATAAATCGCAAATCGATTCAAAGCATATTGAACACTTTTGATTTTATAGCACTAAGATCATGTAAGAAGCCTATGCTTTTATGGTAATCCCCTCGTGGATAACACCTATTTAGGTGAGAGTACCAGCTCATATTGTGCGACCTGCGGATGAGCATGAGTCAGCTCATTCAAGCAAATATCGACTTGCAACAAATAATACAACAATAGCAGCTCCAGCTGACAAACAGGAGCAAAATTTAGGATTCAAAGATTCTAACGCTGGTTATGATAAAATCATATCAGCACAACCCGACCCAACCTTTGACACTGGTAATTTTAGGGACGCTGAACTCGGTGAGTTTCTTAAACGGCCTATCAAAATATTTGATACCACATGGCCACTCACCAATGAGCTTAATGTTTCCTTTAATCCATGGGAGGAGTATTTTACTAATTCCACAGTGGCGAAGAAGATTGATAATTATGCTCGCTTAAGATGTAATCTTAAGGTGAAACTCGTTATCAATGCTACCCCTTTTCATTATGGTAGAGCCATAATGCATTATAATCCCTGGGACCTCATTGATCAAACTAGAGCCCCTATTCTTGGTGATCAAGAACAAGTGACTTTATTTTCACAACGCCCTAAGATTTTTATAAATCCTACAGATAATTCTGGAGGTACTTTAACCATTCCATTTTTCCATTATAATAATTGGTTAAATCTTACATCACTGACTGATATTCAAAATATGGGCAGAATGTACATTACATCTATCAATCCACTTCAACATGCTAGTGGTGGTACACAATCTATTTCTGTTTCTGTTTTTGCGTGGGCAGAGGATGTCAAATTATGTGTACCAACTGCAAAATTATCAGCTCAAGCTGGTAGATCATATAAGTTAGGTGCTAAAGATGAATATGGAGATGGTATTATTTCTAAACCAGCATCTGCTATTGCTAAGATGGCAGGTGCGATTACTAATTTACCAGGTATAGGTCCATTTGCGATGGCAACTAAGATAGCAGCATCTGGAGTTTCTGATATAGCCAAGCTATTTGGATTTTCTAGACCACCAATTCTAACAAACACTAGTTATTATAAACCTGCTTATGCTTCCAATCTGGCCTGCACTGATCAGTCTGAAACTGTATCAAAACTTACAGTAGACAGTAAACAAGAATTGACTATTGATCCCAGAACAGTTGGGTTATCTGGCGTTGATGAACTTTCTATTAAATCCATTGCTCAGCGTGAGAGTTTCCTTACATCTTTTACGTGGAATACTACCACAGCAGTGGAGGCACGATTATGGAACGTTCAAATCGCTCCCATGTTAGAAAATTACTACAGTAATCAAACTGTATCCACTATCAGTTTCAATACTTTCTACCCTACTGCATTGTCTTTTTGCACTTGGCCATTCTCTCACTGGACTGGTACAATTAAACTAAGATTTCAAGTAGTTTGTTCCAAATTTCATAGGGGCAGATTATTATTTAAATACGAACCCCACTCCGGTAGTGATGGTGATAGTACTAATGTTAATTACTGTCAGGTTGTTGACATTGGTGAAGAAGATGATGTAGAAATGTGTATTTCAATGGCTTCTAATCAACCGTGGTTGGAAACAGCTTGGTCTAAAACAGGTACACATTATCGCACCACTAATTTGGATAATCTTGATGGGTTTTCCAATGGTGTTTTGCATGTGTTTGTACTAAATGAACTCACTGCTCCAGTTGATACAGCTAACGTACAAGTTAATGTTTACGTTTCAGCTGGTGATGATTTTGAACTGGCAAATCCATCTAATGGTTTAGTTAACACTCATTATCGTAAACCAGTCGCTCAATCAGCACGCGGCATGGATGACGGTGAAATGTGTCACCCAGATCAAGCAGATTGCGATATGCACATTGTTGGTGCTCCTGATATGGGTATAGCTGAAAAGCGAACATCCGTTTTCTTTGGTGAAGCTATAGTGTCGTTTCGTCAAATTTTACGTAGATATAACCGATACCGATCTTGGCCACTCGATAGAAGCACTTTAGGGGCTGATTCTTTGGGTGAAGCTGAAGTCTTAACCTCTTATGTACCTTTGTATAGTGGGGAAGCATCTGTTGGTGTTGATCTTGACAGTGCTGGTAATCCTGTTAATTATACAACTACCAGTATTATGTCATATTTGATGCCTGCTTTTGTGGCAATGCGTGGTAGCATGAGGCATAAATTCAGATGCCCAGACAATTACCAATATGGTTCTATTAATGCTTCGCGTATATATGGTAATTTTTCGAATGATTCCATAGCAACCAAAACATTGCTCCTTGGTACAGATTCCCCTTCTTTTGTTGCTTATAGAGCATCACTATTGGACTCAGGTACTACTGGTACTATAATTCAACCATATAACTTATCACCAATAGCTGAGGTTGAACAACCATTTGCTACGGGTAAAAGGTTTGCTTTCACTAGAAACATTATTAGTAGGAATACCTTGGATGATGCCAAAAAACTTGGTGTTAAATCCACGGTTTCTGTTGTGCACGCTGCATCTAAGAAAGATGGTATAATGGAAGAATTTCGTGCAGTTGGTGAAGATTTCAATTTATTTTTCTTCATAAATGCACCTATCCGTTATGAGTATGCAATGAAACCACCATAATGCAGAGTTTAATCTTTGCAAAACAATCAAAAGTCAATAGGGCGAGCCTATTGTCACTGCTTCTGCAGTTTTACTCCTCTCTCCTTCAATAAGGATATATCATATGAACAACTTGTTCAAGTTTTAAATCCTTCGAAAGAGGGGTGGAATTATC